TCTAACGAAGTTACAGCCATAAAAGATCTAAACTATGCCAACAACAAAGATGTAGCCCGTAAAGGCAAGGAATCTTTTGGTAACCTAATAGAGGCTTGGGACAATTCAGACAGAGCAGGCACAGGTTTCTTAGATGGTGCTGGTGATTTCTTCGAGGCTACTATTACTGCTCCGTCTACTTATGTTGGTATAGGAAGTCTTGGCTTGGGTAAGCTAGGTGCCAAGGCTGCAGCCAAAGGTGCTCAGATGCTTGTTCGTTCAAGCCTTAAGAAGGCTGTATTTAAACCTATTGCTAAACCTACCTCTAAAATAATGGGTGGTCTAAAAGGTGCGGCCACTGGTTTTGCAGCTGAGGCAGCTATAGGTGGCGTGACTGCCTATGGAGGAGAAGAAACACGGGAAGAATTAATAGAAGGGTATGACTACACAGCAGGTGACTTAGCTCTTCAAGCTGGTGTTCAAGGTTTATTTGGTTCTGCGTTGGGTGCTGCAGGTGGTGCCGTGACAGCAAACAAAGGTTTAAACAAGTTCGAACTAGCCAAGAAGATGTCTGTTGCCACAGAGCAAAGCCGTAAAGAGGCAGCTGAATTGGCAATAAAGACAATCAATGGTGCTAACGCTGAACAGATAAGCTTTGCTACAGGCAGAGTAGTTGATCTTGAAGCCACACTAGCAGCTAGAGGAGGTGACGCAAAGTCTAGCATACTCGAACCCCTTGACAGTAAAAAAGTAGAGATGGGTGAAACAATACTTAAGGGCATTACTGACGTAGATAACAAGGGCGGTAACCTGTCCTCTGGTCTATCTATGGACACTATCCGTAGTATAACAGCTGCTACAATTGATATAGCTGAAGACTTAAAAATAAAGTCAAATGAAAGAGTTACATCTGCTGTTGCTAGACAATTAGACGACGAAGGTGTAGACTCTGGTCTGGTAATTGATAGCCTAGAGAAGATAAGAAAAAAGTACGGTCTAACTCGACAGCAAATGTCTTATGTATACTTGGCTGATGTGTCCCGTGCAGGTAAAATACTTGCCGAACAGTCAAGGATTGCTAAAGCAACAAAGAAGGCAGGCACTAGACTTAAGACAGCATCACAAGCAGAGGCCGATAAAGTATCTGTAGATATAAATACACTTGCAGCAAATGGTCTTTCATCCTTTGATGATCAAGCCGTTGCTGAGATTTCCAGTGCAGTAGTAAGGAACTCTACTAAGAGGACGGCTGGAACTAAGTTCTATAATTTCTTACAAGACGTTGACCAAATGCGTATTGCCTTTATGACTTCTCAGTTCACTACGACTGCACGTAACGTTACCTCTACTGTACTGCTGGCTGGTGTTGATATATCTGATGAGCTTTTCAGGGGTATGGTCAGAGGTGTCCAAGGTAAAAAAACAAATGTAGTTAGGCGTATGTCTGCTACGGTGAGGGGTATGTCTTGGGATAATGCAACAGCTGAGGTTTTTCGTGAGTCCTTCTTAGAGCAGATGCCTGAGGAATACACAAAGACATTCTACAATACACTTCGTATGGAAGTTGGTACTCAGAGTACCTCACGCATGGCTAAGACAGGACGCTTGGTTAACTTCGTTAATACATCTTTTGATACTGCGTTTAAAGAAGGTGCTTTATTTGGAAGCTTGGACAAACAGTTGGCTGACCTAGGTGATGAAACCTTAGGGCTTACTGTAAAAGATTTCTTGGAGAAGGGTGGAAAACTAGACAATCTACCAGACGGTTTTATGGCTAAGTCTGTGGATGATGCAAACAGATTTACAATGCAACGTACATACGAAGGGGATGATTCCCTATTTGGAAGGGGAGCTAGGAAGGTATCTTCTTGGAACCAGAAGTATCCTTTTATTGTTTCTGCAGTTATAGGTCTACCCTTTCCTCGTTATGTAGCTAACCACATAGAGATGATAGCAGACTACACACCTATACTGGGAGCTATTGTACCAGCACTAAAGAAGGCAGGTCTAAATATCGGTGGTGATGCATTTAAGTCAAATGAAGATAGAATGGTCAGACAGCTTACAGGTACTGTTCTACTTGGTTTGGGCTACACGATTGCTAGAGATAAGAAAGGTGAAGTAGACTATGGCTCCATCGAAACAGCAGTAGGTGGTGATGCTGACCTAGCACCGTCAGCTGGTTTCTTAATTGCACCTATGTTCTTAGGAGATTTGGCTTATAGGTATAGTGAAGGACTGAATATGCCTTCGTACAGCAAAGCTTTGCTAGAAAGTGCAGAAGTTCTTGGTGGTTTGGGTGACCTAGGGGTAGACGCATCACTGGCTAAGGAGCTATATAAGTCAGCAGAATCTGGAGACTTTACAGATAACTTGCAGAAACTACTAGGTAACGTGGCTTCCACCTTCACATACCCTGGCACACTAGCAAGAGATATTCAAGGACAGTTCTCCTATGAATCAGCTGGCACACCATACGTAAGGGACATTGAGGGTATAGGGCCGTTTGAAAACAGGGGGGCAGGAGATGCAACAAAGGGTGAAGACTTACCTAAAAGCATGAAAGGTGAAAGAGGTAGCTTTCAAGTACTAGCTGGTCAAGCTACAAGGTTTTTAGCAGACACAGATAATGTACAGTATACACAATCATTCACAAGAAACCCTGACAACGACATCAGTTACTACTCACCTTTTAACTCAGCACCTATAGGTAAGATGAACCCATTACTCAAACAGTTCTCTGGCTTCCAGCAGAACCCACCTATGACAGACCTACAGCGTGAGATGAACAAAATGTACATAGAAGAGTATGAGATGTACAGTAACAGAACAGCTACTAACGCTAGTGTTGACTATATTCTTAGACATAAACTAGCTAAGACCCTACCCCAAGCCTTTGAAGAATGGAGAAAGCAAGCACCAATTAGGGCTGGTAATAACAACACCTACGACGAACTATCATCTGATGAACGTTTAGGTGACAGAGATAATGCTATTAAAAAAATGGCTTTAGAGGGATTCATAAAAAACTTTATTACTAAACAGAAAGAGGTAGTAACTGAGGGCTTTCAAAGCATTATGGCAGATAGACCAGTAGAAGCTAGAGGTTTTATACGAAATAACTACACACTGAAGCGTAAAGAAATAGGTAGCGAGATATTTGATATGGCTGCTAATTCTCTAGACTCTAGTTTCAATACGTCTGAAGAGTTACTAGCTGATTCAGATAGCATAGTCGAAGAATTAAACAGGCGTATGGCTATTATGGACAGAGCAAAAGAACTTAAGGATGATCTTGGGCAGAAAGATTTTAATATAGTTCAATAGATAAAGAAAACCCCCAGTGTTTAGCTGGGGGTTTAGGCTAGGGTCACTTCTTTTTATTGTTAAGCATTCGATTACTATACTTAAATGCTTCATCTACTATGTCATCTGACCGTAGATATTTACCAGATGCTAGTAGACCAGACAATGCACACCCAGCGTAGTAGTCCTCTAACTGTACGAAGGGTAGAGGAACATCTTCTATATTAGTATTAATGAACTCTTGGGCTTCTTGCTCAAGGGTTTTCTTTTTATCTAGGTCTGTCATGTTTACCTATGCTTTTCTTTGAGAGCTAAGTTAGCTTGGTTAAGATACCACGCAGCCTTGTTCATGTCCTCTGTGGGGTTACCCTTGTAGAAGGCACGGTGGTTGTACTTCATTACGTTACCACGACAGTAGGCTACAAACCCATCAATACCTAAGACCTGCCTGATGTACTCAATACATTCTATACCATCTGTGTGGTTGTAGTGGTAAGGTTTTTGTACTGGATCAAACACAGGCGTAAGGTCAATGTCGCATTCAGGACAAGTAGAGTCTTCTTTTAGATAACTATCACAAACATTACAGAACTCTTCATTCATTACAGACCTTCTTTCATAAAGACTTTGACCCACTCTGCACAGATGCCACTCCGTACAATGTCGTCAACACCAAACTCAACAATGGGTACATCAAGGTAGTACTTCTTTGAAAGGTGAATGACTTTAGCTAGGCCACTCTGTCCCTTCAAGTCGGACTGCTGTATGTCTCCGTTAAGAACGATTGTACTACCTTCACCTACCCGTGTCAATAACATCTTGATCTCTGGGATCTCAATGTTCTGTGCTTCGTCTACGATGATGAAGGCATTGTCAAAGCTACGGCCACGCATGAGAGCTAGGGTAGCTACTTCGATGTTGCCTGCTTTAAGTCCTGTCTCTACGGCACCCTTACCTAGGTGCTTAGTCAGTACGTCTAGCACAGGTAAGGCCCAAGGCTGAGCCTTCTCCTCAAGTGTTCCTGGTAGGAATCCAATGTCCTTACCGACTGCTACGTGTGGGCGAGTGATAACAATCTTATCTATCTCTTTGAGGATGTACAGATCAGCAGCACAGGTGGCTGTCACATAAGTCTTACCTGTGCCTGCTGGACCTAAGATTAGAACCTGCTTGCTAGTGCCTATTGCTTGTATAAGATCCTTTTGTTTATCTGTACGAGGTACAATACCTGACGTAGGTTTAACAGCTGCACCCTTGTACGTAGTCTTACGTCTTGATCGTGTCTGCTTCTTGGGTGGTTCATCATTAGACAGTGACAACATGCTGTGAGTTTTCCTTTACGTAGCTGAGTGGTAGTATGGTCATTAGATCCCCACGGTCTGGCCTAGCGTACAGGCCAAAGTCACCCTTGTAGTATTCAGTACATCTCTTACGTAGATCTAAATAGATGTCGTCAGGATCTATCAAGTAGAAGGATTCCTCACCTCTGACTGCAATGAACCTGTCAACTCCGTTAGGCACACCCCAGCCCTTAGTGGGCTGCCAGTTGGGTGGCCTCTTAACAGTCTTCAATTCCCACCAGATGGTGTAGGTCACGTCACTTGAACGGGAGAAACGTTTAGCTGCCTTAACGTCTACCCGTCCAAACTCTTTGTCTAGTACATCCCAGTGTTCGTTTATATCTTCATCCTTAGTGGACTTACGGATGTAGTTGTCGCCTCTTAGTGCAGCAAACTCTTGCTCTGCTAATGTACCTTCAAGTTGAGACTGAGCATTTCTTTTAACGTAAGCCATAGAGTAATCTCCTTATCCTTAGGTTAAGTCTACGATTTCACATGAATCACCAGAGCAAGCTAGTGTTTGACTGCCTGATGTATTATCTTCTTTCTCATAATCCGACAAGCCTTCCCAATCAATTGAGCTTGGCATACAAGATAGAAGTGTTTCGTAGTCTGTCTTACTACAGTCTTGGTAAGGCGCTTGCTGGTATGTATGCTCATTGAAGGGCAGGAACGAAACGCCAGACATCTCATCGAAGTGCTTGTAAACAAACGCACCTACTTCAAACCATTCATCAGAACGAACATTTATAGTTACCGATGGTTTATGTTCGCACCAATGCCGTTGGTACATGAGCCACATCTCTAGCTGCTCAATAGCTGTAGTATCTTTGGTACATACTGCGCCTTCAGGTGCCTTCTGAGGAAAGCTAAACACTGTAGTCTGGTCTGGCTTCATTACGTCTGGCGCATTAGGTATCTTCTGATCCTTCATAAACTGTGTCAGTGGGTCTTTGTTATCACCACGTACAGTACGGATGTAGTAGGGCGAGTGGCGAGAGTGTATGCCCGATGCGCTATTCACCAATTGTGATACCGTTCCTGACGGCTTAACACACGAGATTGCAGTAGAGACAGGGATGCCAAGACGCTCAGCCCACGTAGCATTAGTAGCCACGGCGATAGACTTAAGGTGCTCAAGTGTGGAATCTAATCCTTTGTTGCTAGTTGTAAGCAGTGGGTTGTCCATTATCCCTGTGAGTGACACACCCAACAAGCGTTCCTCTTCGGTATTTCGCTGCCACAGTTTTCGCAGGTAGGGGAACTTCGTGAAGGTAGACTGGATAGTACCCAAGATTGTAGCAATACGAACTTTTCTTTCAAGGTCTTCAATACTATCTGTCGCACGTACTACACACTCCGTTAAATTACACACCTGACCTGATCGTAAAATTATTTCGCTGCAAGGGTTAGTGCCGAAGTCATGGTCTGCATCACGCCTACCATTCTTAGCTGCTTGCTTCTTAGCTGCCTCACGGTTGAAGATACCACGCTCACCTGAGCCTGACTCAACCAAGGCCATCCACTCACGCATGAATGATAGACTGTCAGGCTTCTCAGAGTATGCTACTGAGTTGTTAGCCAAGGCACGATGCGGGTTGTTGTCCCACCATGCACCAGACTTAGCTGTACGCATACGGTCATCACTAAGATTACTCAATGATATCATAGCACTACGACGCACACCGCCTACGACTACTACTTCACCTATCTTACACATGATGTCGTGACACTCTATAGATGAGAGCCTTCTCCCCTGTGCATCCTTAAATGTTTTAATTGTAAAGTTAAACAAGTCAATCAGTGGCGCTGGGCCTGATGCCCTACCTCCAAATGTCTTGAGCCTTGCACCAGCTGGACGTACCAAACCCACATCCCACTGTGCAATCTCACCACTGTACAAGAGTGCAATCAATTGGCGTAGAGCCTTAGCCCAGCCTTCCTTGCTGTCCTTTACAACGATTGTAGTATCACTCACAAACAGCTCAGGTATTTCGGGTAGTTTCTGAACGTACTGACGCTCAACACTAAAGCCTACCCCAGTACCACACATGAGAACGTGCATAGCTTCATCAAAGGCTACGATATTATCTACAGCTATGTATGAGCAGTTATACATTGATATATTATCACGCATAGCTGCGGGGCCAGCCGTCATTAAACTTCGCATAGATGGCATTACATCTAGGCTTAGTATGGCTTGTTCAATGTCTTTGACGTAAGAGTCTTTGCCAGCCAAGGGGTATACAATGTTTTCCATGTAGCGTGATACTGTCTCACCCCAAGTCTCACGCCTTCCTTCCTTGTCCAGCCAACGTGCGTAACGTGACTTGTGTATGAATGACTGGTAGTCTGTTGGTAAATAGTTGTTGCTCATGTTGTTCTCTTTCTGTTGTGTATGTTCTACTATCGGTTGTCGCCACTACCCCTTAGGGTTCCCCTGGCTTCACGTCCATCTAACTTCTCAACGTTCAGTCTGATGATGTCTCCAAGTCCGTAACCAAAGATCGTACCAAGGGCTACGCCATAGAAAAAGACATCACCTATCTCCTTAGCAATCTCCTCAGGAGTAAACTTGTGCTTGTCACGTATTAGTTTCTTAACCTTTTCAGCTACCTCCCCTGCCTCACCTACAAGTCCAAGTGTATTCTCAACTAAACGATCATGTCCTTCAGTTAAAATCTTAGCCTCAACCCATTCACTATACCACTCGAATGGATCAAGGCTATACCTGTTGCCGTCTACCATCTTGTAGTAGCCCATAGCGTCTAGGTCAACATCACTTAGCATTAGTATCAGCGTCCAATGACTTCTTTATGTCGTCTGCTTGTTTTTTAGTTACGTCTGATATGGTCGGCCTACCTTCCAGAGAAGTCTTTAGCTCTTCAGTCTTCATCTGTTGTACTGACTGAGTACACCTAACCATATGGTTGAGTAAGCTAAGAGAGTTCTGACCTAAGTTAAGTAAGTTAACAATCTCTGTCTGTTCTTTAGTTAAGTCTTCTGAGTCGTACTCTTTATCGTCGATATAAAGTTTAGTCATAAGTGTTTACCTCACAGTTTAGGATGACAATATCATCAGTATCATAAATTAAATCCTCAAGCAACTCCAGTACTTCCACACAACAATTAGTGTCTGATACCTCTAAAAAGTTAGCTCCAGGATCTACCTCTAAGACAAGTCTAGCCTCAAATTTCATTGGCAGAAACTCCTAGTTATATTATTTATCACGGTATAGTCAACCGTATTCTTTACGAAGTGAAGCCAAAGAAATAAACTCTGGTTCATAGAACCCATTCTGTATTTCTCTCTTGACTACTACACCAGACCACCAGTCTAGGTTAGCTTGACCAGCCCAAGATTCGTCAGCACCTTTAAAACAACCAGCTACTAGACCTATAGCACCAGCTGCATCCTTAAACTTTAAGTCTCTCTTATGTGAGTGACCACAGGTTGAACTCTTAAACCTGTTAGCAAGTAAGGAATTTGCATGGTGCATTCCACTCATAGCTGTGCCAAAATTACCAGCGCTAAAGAAGTGAGCATAGGACACACCGTCATAGTCTTTGATGGCTGGTGCTGAGTTGTGATACTCATGATACTCATCGAACCAGTGGCTAGTTTGTAGGTGGCTGAAGGAGATACCATACTTAGAACCTTCTAGGCGAGGGTCACCCTTCAATGCTTTCTTGATACGGTTTTCATGGTTACCTTCAAACCCGTAGAAGGCTGGACGCTTACGCTTGTGATGCCTAAACTTCCAACGTAAACGATCTTGCGCTTCGTTGTACTGTTCAATGTCTGCCTCGTAGCTCTGGCTAACGATAGACTCTGGGCTGCGTGTATCAAATGTATTCAGTGATCTCATGTCAGCACCGTCGCCTAAGTCCACAACGTAGTCAGGCTTGATGTCATAAAGAAAGTCACCAAGTAAGCTGAACCTATCGTTACTAACTGACGGATCACAGTGAGCACAAGAAAACACAACAGCTGTTTTACTTCCAGTATTTCTAGGCATAACCTTGAACCTTTCTTACTACGTCATCATGTTGAGCATTACCATTACTATCAATGACAAGACTAAAGTTACTAGACAAAAAGTCTACGTCATCCATAGCTTGCTTCATACTATCGTAGTAAAACTCTTCCTCATGTAGGTCATTGTCGTACTTGTACTTAGTTAGACAAAGGTTCCAAGGAAGGTCTTCTCCGTTTTCAAATGGCCCTTTGATTACCTTAAGTATCTCAGCGTATGGTTTAAACTGTTTAGTCATTACTGCTCTCCTTTAACCAGGATTCTGGTATAACTCTGTCGGCATAGATGAAGCCATGCTTAGTACACCAATCACCATATGTAGACTTACTACCCTTATACAGTCGTGACTTACTATTTGTAAAGACAAACCTTATGTCGTGATCAGGAAATTGTCTGCGTATTTCTTTATGTTTCCTTCTGTCGTCAGAAACGAAGCGGCCCTTGGTCTCAACTATGATACCATTGCCCAGAACAAAGTCAGGTGTGTAGGTTCTATTGCGTAGATCTATCCACTTGATCTTTGTTTTCTCGTAGGTAAAGGAGATGTTTCTTTTCTTAAGGTAGTTGGCTGTGTCTACCTCTAGACCTGAGCGATACCCTTCTTGGATACCCCTCAGTCTTTTGTTATTAAATTTCACCACGGTATTCTAAATCCTCTGCTACGTTAGGAAGTTTGTTTACCGTAGTAAGGTAGAGTGGTTTGTCACTGTAGACAAACTTACGTAACTTAGGGTAACATACCTTCTTGAAGTCGCAGTACCCACAGGTAGAAGATAGTTTCATGTTACCGTTGTTGCTTGTCTTAGACTGGGGTACAGGTTCAAAGGCTCTATCAGGTGGCTCATCACTCTTAGCCATAGCCTTGAGGTGCTTGACTGTGTTTTCTTTCTCATCAAACTCTCCAGAAAAATCATACACGTCTAAGCATACTGCCCCGCTAACCTTACATACTACAAGAAAACCACCGTGTGTTTTGTCAGTCACAAGTGGATCGTCAACGGCTGCATACACGTATGAACTAAGCTGAGAGATGTAACCGAAAGGATCATCTTTACGTAGGTTGCCATCCTTAAACTTCTTGAAGGCATAGGGTGAGGCAGACTTAACATCAATAGTCATGCCGTTAATGACAGCATCTCTGTGACCCTTGATGCCGTGTACGTCCATGCGATCCTGAGCACCAGTGACTGAGTGTCCAGACACAGCTGCTATAGCCAGCACTAGCTCTTCGATCATGTCACCGTAGAAGAATTTGAATAGGGTATCTGGGCCTAAGGGTTCTGACTCCAAAGACTTATTAACTTTGTACCATAGCTTACGCTCACATGGTGTACCAAGGGATGAGAGTGACAGGTAGGCACGGGGTTCCTGTGGTTTAGCAAACCTTTGCTCAGCCATATCTGCTATGTTGTTAGACATGAACTCACCAATAGACTTATCCCAACCGTTGCGGCCTAGGATAGTCTGCTCAATGTCATGCACCAGTGTGGCGTTTGTCTTAACTTCCATTGTATATCTCCCTTGCTATGGATGAGAATGCCCCCACCCAACTAAGGGAAGGGGCTTTGTTATAGAACAACACACATTTAAAACACCTAGAAAGGAATAGTATCTTCTACCTTAACTTTCTTATTAGATGCTTTGGTAGCAGGGGCAGCTTTAGTATCCTCAACCTTAGAGGATAAGTCTTTAAAGGAAGGGGAGGAGCTTCCTCCTTCAGACTCGTAGGCCACATGGTCTATGACCTGCACCGCTTCCAGACGTGTACCCCTACGTCCAGTCGATGTATCGTAAACAGCTACACGTATCATACCCGTGCTTCCGTTTCCAATGTACCCGTCCACATCAAAGTTCCAGTCTTGACCCTTAACGTTTACAACAGCTGGAGTACCACTACCCCATTCATTCCTGCCTTTAAAGGGACGGCTAAGTGTAACCTTAGTACCACCCTCGACGGATTCCATTTTCTTCTGACATCCAGCTGTCGTAAGCTTAGATGTATTGTCTTCATCAAGAATGATGGTAACTTTGCACTCACCGTCTGTCTCAACGTTCCATGATGCTTGATCACGGTTGTGTTCAAATACCTTAGCCCACTCTAGTGTGCCAAACAATTCAAGAATTTCAGTAGCCATTTTTAGTACCTCTTATCTATGGTGTTTCTGTTATACACTTATTTATCAGTGAGTGTCAAGCCAATTTATCCCTACGTCATAAGATCCTGGTGTAGGTATTCTAAACCCTAGCTCGACACCAACTTCTTCCATACACTTGGCTTGGAGTTTACCTAACTCTTCAGCCTCTTCTTTAGTTCCTATAACCTCTGTCTGGTACTCATCATGAATGAACCCTACCATCTTGAAGTTGATGCCAAGCTTACGTGCCTCAGTAGTCCAGCTAAGGAGTGTGTGCTTCATTAGTATACTCTCAGCTGACTGTAGCATACCAGCCAAAGTCTTGTGTTCGTTAGGTACTTTAACCTTGCGGCCATCATACCCTGTGAAGTATCCTTGCTCCGCTATATATGGAACAAGTCTGTTCTTTAGGTCAGATAAGCCATCAATAGATTTAACGAATGAATCCCTAGCCTGCACTGCACCATTCTTATTAACCTTAAGTATCTGTGCAGTCTTCTCAACACCTGCCCCTAGCAGCCAAGCGTAGATAAAAGTCTTAGCCATGTCACGTGTCGCATGACTAATGCCCAAAGCTTTTTTATTAACGTTGTGTATATCCGTTTCGTTTTCTTTCTTACCATCCATAATAGCACGGGCATATTGGTCTGCATCAAAGTGTCTCCACATATAATCGGCTAGTACCCTAAGCTGAATACCGTCTGCGTCTGTACCTACTAGCCAGCTACCCTTAGGTGTAGTCCAGCATGAGCGAAGGTCAGCATCATATTGTTTCTTAACCTCTTCAACGGCTGACTTAGGTTCACCATGAAAGGATGAAGGTATGTTTGCTGTGTTGGGGGAGTTGTGTGCACACCTACCTGTCCATGCCCCAATGTTATTGATGGTTCCGTGTATGCGCCCATCAGTACCTACCTGATTGATCCATTCGACTAGGGAACTACGGCGTCCCTCAAGGGTCAACCACTTAGCTAATGAACGTGCACCCTCTGGGGCAAACTCAGGTAATGTCTCAAGGTTGTCCTCAGAACAAGCCCATCCGTACTTGGCTAGGTCACTCTTCTTTTCTTTGTAAAACTCCTTAGTCATACACACACCCTTCTTGCCATATGGATCACCGACAGACAGCCTAGAAAACTTTATGTTAGTAACAGTCTTGTCGTATGGTTTCCAACCAGCATCCCACAATGCTTCGATCCGATCCTTAGATGATCCAGGTTTGAAGTCGATCCAGTTGTAGCACACTAAATCTTCACCCATTACTTGGGTCAAAGCATACTTCTCCTTAGCCTTAACAACACTAGACACCTCAGTACCATCTAGCTTTAGGCGGTACATCATTGTGTTAACAGGGGTAAGCTTAGGTGGGAAGTCTTCTTGAAACTGATCCTCTAGTGTAGACATCTGCTTCAGTACAGAAGATAGTAGACCCTTTGCTTTAGGTGTGTCGAATGCAAACCCGTAGTACCTAGTGCGTACTAACTCAATCTGTAGGTTATGCTCTGCACGTAACGATCTCTTCCAACTCTCATCATAGATATACTTAGAGAAGTGATTGTATAAAGCCTCAGTCGTATCCAAGTCACCATACCAGTAGTCAACCATCTCCTGTGAGAACTCACCAAAGTTATGGAAGTCTCCCTTGTGTACGCCAAGCCTACGCCCCCAAGCATCTAAACTATGAGGAGTTCTAGCACCCTTGGGTATCTCAATCCCGTAGTCCACAACACGTGATACTAGTAGGGTATCAATGATCTTAGCTGGGTCAATGAGCCTAGGCTGAAGCAATCTGTTTATCTCAGGCGCATCGAACTGAATGAAGTTATGACCAACAAAGTAATCAACTGACTTGTGCCAATCAATAGCAGCAGCCTTAGCAACAGTATCTTCGTGACAGTTCTCAAACTTGTAGACCTCACCTGTGTCCACATCCTTACCACCACACAACCAAAGCTTGTCGCTACCTATGACAGCATTAGTTTCTATATCGCTAATAACAATCTTCATACTTGGAATGAAACCTCCTCTAGTACTGTGGTGTCTGGGTCATAGTAAACACTACCTGCCTTACCTAGCTTAGCGAAGGGACGGTTCTTGTCAACGATGAAGTTAGTTGTGTTGCGTATTGTTTCATCTTCTGACTCAGTGTCACGCTCCAACTTAATACATACGATTGCTTCCTCTTCGAGTGAGGCAGCATACTTGGTACGGCCATCATCATTCACCTGTGAGATAAAGATAACACCAATGTTTAGTTCCTTAGCCAGCTGAGCCATACGTGCACCCAGTGTAGTCAAGGTACTGGTAGCACCCTCAACACCAGCGTTAGATAGATAGGCCAGTCGTTGTACGTGATCAATGAAGATGAACTCAGCACCGTATACTGTGGTGGCTAGACGTACATAGTCGAGTAGCTGCATGGGATCGTCATGTCCACGCATCTCAAAGACTATTGTCTTGTCATCTTGTGAGGCTATCTTAGCTGCTAGGATAACCTGATCCTCAGTCACACCGTTGTCCCTAGCATCCTCTTTGGTTCGAACGTTGCAGCCTAGCTCATAGGTAGCCATTGCACGGTAGGTGGTAGACTTCATCTCTTCCATGTGAAGCATAGCTACCTTTGTGTCTTGCTTGAGTAGCCCCACCTCAAAGTAACGAATCAGTTCTGTCTTACCTTGACCACGCATAGCCTTAATAAAGGTAAGGCCACCCTTAACAAGTCCACGTATCTTATCGTCTATGCCTGAGTGACCCGTAGGTACATACTCGTATGGGTTCTCTGTAGAGATAGCCTTCTCTACCTCGTAGTCACCCACAAAGAAGTTGTCTGGACTAAACCGTTGAGGCTTAAGACCTGACCACTTAAGATCATC